TGAAGGTTGGGTGCGAGGACAGGTCAAGAAAGTTGTATATCAATACGAGATGGATAGAGGAATGTACAACCGATCTGGTGGTACAAACAAAGTATTTCGTTCTCGATTTAACTTTAACTTTCAGAGTGGTGGAAGAACTGCACCACACTTAAAGAATGGTAGGAGGCAAAGGGGACCTGATGATTATGATTATTTCTATCATGTTCTTCTAACACCTTACCGTCAACTTATCTGGGAAACACCAGTAAGTTTAATTCCATTAAGAGACGATGGAACATTTGTTGCAACTAAGAATCCTTGTCTAGATAGAGACAACTGGAAAAGAAAACCATCGGACATTAAGTGGTCGGATCATTTGATTTATCGTAGGTTTGATCCTATTGTATTCAAAGAGTATCCTGAATTCTTTCTTAAACCAGAACAACAAACACTAGAAAAATTCTTTTAATTATGAGGGAACAATTTGTAAAGGACAAGTACCTTTACCTCCCTAACTTTATATCCTATAACAGAGCAGGTCTTCTTGCTGAAGAACTTATATCAGATGCAAACAAATATGATTGGGAATCTGATTGGGATGTAGCACCTAATTGTGCATCACAATACAATCCCATAGGTGCAGCAGAACTACTCTGTGAACAAATAGGAAAAGTCGGTGAACTAGTCGGAGAACCTGTATTCCCTACCTACTCATTTGGTAGGGTTTACAGAAGAGGTGACACATTACCAAAGCATACAGATAGAGCAGCATGTGAGATATCAATGACTGTTCATTTGTATGGGGACGAAGAATGGTATTTTGGATGTTATGACAAAAAGTTTTCTTTGAATCCAGGTGATGCTATACTATACCTAGGGACAATAGTTCCACACTATAGAGTTGGAGCATACGAAGGTGATGAGTATGCACAATTCTTTTTACATTATGTACGAACCCGTGGATGTCATAACAATTGCATTTTTGACTCTGCAGATTCAGGATTAAACAATCAACAATTGATCAAGGAACTAAACACATGGCATATGATGAACGATATCCTCTAAAGGATTATTTGAACTCCATCAACTACAGTAAAGATTACTTGATGGAAGAAGATCCCCTTTGGGAGAAGAACTATCCAGAATACATAGTCAATAGGTGCATGTCACAACACCTAGATACTATTATGTTCGCCAATGAAATGAATGTATGTTCTCACCTAGACAAGAAATTACAATATGATTTCTTTATAAATACGGTGAGACCCCGCAAGAGATTTTCTCCTTGGGGTAAGAAACAAAAGGTTGATAATCTTGAACTTGTCAAGCAATACTATGGTTATTCCAATGAAAAGGCAATACAAGCACTTAGGATTCTCACTCCAGATCAAATCGATTTCATTAGAACTAAACTGAATAAAGGGGGTAAGAAACGATGAATGATGTGAAAGAAGTCCAGTGGACCAAAGAGGATATGATTGAAGTGAATTTGAAGGAACCTGATGACTTCCTGAAAGTTCGTGAAACTCTTACTCGTATTGGTGTTGCTTCACGCAAAGAAAGAAAGTTATATCAATCATGCCACATTCTGCATAAGAAGGGGCAATATTACATTGTGCATTTCAAAGAACTGTTCGCTCTAGATGGAAAGAAAGCGAATCTTTCTGAGAATGATGTGCAACGTAGAAACAGAATTATTAAGTTACTTTCTGATTGGGGTCTTATTGAAATTGTTAAAGAAGATTTAATAAAGGACGCTGCTCCCCTCAGTCAGATTAAAGTCATTGCATTTAAAGAGAAAGGGGATTGGACGCTTGAGTCCAAGTATAATATTGGCAAAAAAAGACAAGTTGTAGAATCCTAAATAGAGCTGCCACGAATCTATATAAATGCCAGAAGAAGTAAAACAAGAAGAACCTAAAAAGAAGGGTATCTTCAGCAAACTCAAAGAGGCATCTGAAGACAAGGAAGAGCAACTAGCGATTCTGTCTACGTTCGTAAGGTTAGGAATTTTGGTATGGTCTGGTGGCATTCTAACTTTAGCGTATGTAGATCTGCCTAAGGCACTTCAGTTTCCTGAACAAGATCTCGATCCGACATTCATAGCCAGCGTCTTTACTGGCGTTTTAGCTACGTTCGGGGTTCAGACGGCAAAAAAATCTAATGATGGCACCATGAAGATGCAACAGCAACAAGCTGCTGCCGCTGCTGGTGGAATCACTAAAGCAGATTTAGAAAGATTGATTGCTGCTGCGAAAGAATCTACACCTACTCAAACAATTAGAATTGAGCAGGCACCGATCAAGATCACTACAGATGACACTTATAAAATGTAATCATGCAAAAAATTATTAACGTCTTAGCAATTCTATCGTTTGCTGGTGTCGCAGGCATCGTCGGCGGTGGAACATATCTCTATTTTCAAAAGGATGCACTGATCAAGGACCTTACTGGTACTCTTGTCGATGGTGCTATTGGTGGTATTACAGATAAACTTCCTGACATCTTAGATGCTGGATTACCTGATGTTACTGGTCCTGCTGTCCCACTACAGGGTGGACTTCCCACAATGCCATGAAACCTACTAATCTCCTAGTTGCTATTTTGGGTGGTGCTTTTGGCATTGCTCATCTTGGTATGATTGGAATGATCTGGAATTCTAAAAAATTACCAGTGATCAATCCTCCTGTAGGTGATTACTCTGCCTACGAAGCAAACGTGGGTCCAAATGGTTATAGTATTAAGTACCGTTCTAATGATCCTAAGGTCATGGGTGTCAACAAATATGTTGATAAGACTAATGGATTCTTTGGCATCGGTGGTAAATCAAATGTCACTTTTGAAGAACAATATACTATGGATGGCGCTCGTCATCTAGGAGCGGATGACGCGGGAAAGTTGACCGCTGCCAACGTCGCATGTATAAAAGCGGTGGGCGGTGGCGAACAGACTGGTCGTGTCGTAGGCGCTAGTATGGGTGCTGCAGCAGCAGGTACTGTCACAGGTATTCCTTTCGTAGGACCTGTCCTAGGCGGTCTGGTTGCTATCTTCGGTGGCGATAAAGGTGCCGAGGTTGGTGGTGAAATTGCTAGTGATTTAAGTGAGGACTGTGAAGATGGAGATACCAAAGATAGCGATACCCCATAACAGGGTAGGCATACAACCAATTCCTAGAGTATATACGCCTGAGTGGTTGAAGGAAGCACCTACGGTCATTCCTCCAGCACCACCAGTGACTAGTCAAATTGGTGTGCCAATCGTTAATATACCTGGTTGTGTTGAAGCACATGAAAGTAATAAAGAGTCGCTAAAGATTGATGACCCTAGAGGTGTGAAGGTCTATTGTGATTCTGGTGTGCCGTCATTCAATCCTATTGACTATAACAAAGACAAACTTAAGTGGGAACAAGAAAAGGTGGAACCTCCTAAGATTCCACCTCCCGAACCTATTGTTCCTGAGACACCTAAAATACCAAATGAATTACCGCAGTGTCCTACAGAAGTGCAGAAGATAGAAGCACCTGTAGGTACGTTGACTGATGCTGGTAAGAAAAAGATTGTAGAGTATAAATTTATTGAAAACCAGTGTGTCGCAATCAAAGAAGACTTAAATGTAACAGATCAGATTATTAAAGCAGTTCCGTCAACAGGACAAGTTACAACTACAGTAGGTATCACTATTGTTGCAACTGCTGCAGCAACAGCAACACCATTCTTATTGAAAGTTGTTAAACCAATTGTTAAACAGATAATTAAAAAGATCAAGAAGGCACTAGGAAAAGAACCTCCTAAGTTATCTGCTAATGAGATTCGTGCCAATAAGTATAGAGAAAAGAAAGGGTTGCCTGAACTCAAGCAACCCAAAAAGAAAAAGTAATTATTTTTTAGTGTCACCAATAGACATTGGTAGACCTAAGTCATTTGCATTGGTAGAAACTTTCTGAGGAATAACGTGACTATGTTGAGGCACACCTGTTACATTTTTGACTTCTATGTCTTGACATAGACGATAGTAAGGACTCCATGAAGCGAAGGTAATACCTTTCTTTGCCATCTCTCCACATTTGGTTAATCTTGTAAGCTCAAACTCTAATCTACGGTTGGCAAGCATTTGACCACGCAAATCATTATGATGTTGTGCTGCTTCTTTACAAAGTGTTTGTTGTTTCTTATCTAATGGCCACGAGATTGTTGCTGAGAATCCTGCGTTCCAGTTGTAGTTATCTTTTTGTCCCGTTCTGATATCTCGATAGTAGAGGATGTCACCTGGATTGTCAGGTATCCCGTCTGGTATAGGGTTATTATCGTCATCAAAATCCCCAGTAAGGTCGAGCATGTTATATACAGGGTCAGCATAGTGACTCTCAAAGGGGAACTGCCAAGAAGTGCTTCGTGTAACATATGGAGTAAAATTTAGTGTGGGTCCTTGGCAACTAATGCCATCTCCATATTGGTTAGTTATGTACGGACCTTGTAAAACCTGAATTGCCTGGTTGGTGACTGAGCCCGAACTATTCGCGACTGGAGCTGCAGTAGCAGATACACCACCAACTGTCTCTGCATTCACAGGTGATGCACATAGAAGTGCGATTACTGCGTAAAGATACTTGTAGTGTCTGTTACGCTTTGAATTGTTGTTGTTCTTTCGATAATCGTATGATTTGAAAGACCTGGTGCCATGTAAGACTCTACGAAGGAAAACTGACCGCCAGGTGTGCTTTGCTTCCACGCTGGTCGTGTTCCCATGTTCAATCCTGTCCATGTCGAAGAGATTCCATTACTATTAGTTGATGATGAAGGTGCCTGTACACTGATTGATTCAGTTCCAGACGGTGTTATATTGGTGCCGCTTTGAGGTTCAACTCCATGTCCACTTACACTATATGTATATCCAGTGTTATAGTCCATCGAGTTTATGACCTCAACCACTTCAGATGTTGTCTCTGTGTGAGTCGTCATTTGGCCCTGCTGAAAATTTGGGACAACGGGGACTGCTTGGGCGGTGGCACCTGTACTCAGGATTGCCACCACACTCATCGCAGTAAATAACGAGGTCTTTCCAGAAAGGATGGTCACGAGGATTCTCCTTACTTGATAAGGATTTCACTAGAGAACTGTCCGATTGCAGATGTGCCCGCACCGCCAGCAGTTAGCGCCATTGATCCATTGGAACTGATTGTACCAGCTAAGTCGCCAGCAGATCCAGCTGCATTACTTGTCATGCTGCCGAAGTTTGCAACCTCACCAGTTGTAACTGCACTAGTAGGAATTACGTCAGCTTGAGTGAATGTGGTACTGAAGCTAAACGATTCCCCTGCAGTTTTCTGGGTTGCTGAAATAGTACCAGGACCATAGATACCACTAGCAATCGTACCACCAGTAATTGTTCCAGCAGTCGTACCGTCAGTAGTATTCACGTTATTACCTGAAATACTGTAGGAATTTCCTAGGCGAGTTGCTTGTGTTGCTGCTGAATTCACTTGCAGTTGAACACTAGAAGAGAGTCGATGGGTAAGATCAGCGTGTGCTGGTGCTGCCATCATTAACATAACGAATGGTAAAAATTTCTTCATTTTTCCATCGAGAGGGATCCTACTATATGTATATGGGGAAAACGTTACAAATATGTTCGGTAGGTACACCCATATGTTAATAGGTATGACTACTAAATATTTGCGGTTGCCTTCGGGGACCACACATACAAACTCGCTTATAAAAGGAGAATAACAAATGACTGGACTTAGAAAGTTCACCAGTAAAGATCTTGGTGCCATCGTAGATGCTACACAACGCTACAGTGTAGGCATGGACGATTTATTTTACAGACTGCATTCCTATGGGACGGGATCAGTCAACGAATCATATCCCCCATATAACATTGTCAAAGAATCAGAAATCAAGTGGAGAATTGAATTAGCACTTGCTGGTTGGTCAAAAGAAGATATCGAAGTTACTACTGAAAGTAATGTTCTTGTAGTAAAATCAAGAAAAGATAAGAAGG